TTAAAAATGGATTAGAGGTATATTTTATTGATACGCAATATGTTGAAAAATTCAGATTAGCAATATCTTGGATGGAATTAAAAGAGGGACGAAATCAGATGTCAACATGGTATGCGTCAGATCCGTTCTTATGTTATGAAAATTATGAGTAATAAATATTATACAAGATTCGGAATAGAGGCAAGTGGTGCTTTGAACTTTTTAATTCGTTGTAATTTGAGTATGAAAGAGCTATCGTATACGTTTAAAAGTGGGAGAGGAAAAGAGCTAGATTATATTGCAATACAATTAACAAATGACGATATAGAATCTATGAAGCCATATATTATTGTAAAGAATTTTGAAGAGTATAGGCATAAGTCAAGAGAAGGAAAGATGCTGTCATATTTAGATGGTTGGACAATAGAGTTTGAGGGGGTTACAGATTCAGAGATACCAATAATTCAACTTTCAAGTGATAATTATAATTACGATATTCAGCTTCCGGTGGAAAAACTATATTTGTTTTTAGAAAACAAGTGTTTTTGTAAGAATAATAAATACAAAAATTATTACGGAAAATAAGCAGTATGCATGTAAGATGAAGTACAATTAATAAAATAAAGCTTATTTAGAATATAGCATCTTTTAATGAGGTGCCTTTTTTATATCCATTTTTTGGAGGTGAACACAATGAAAATACCAATAATATCAAAACTTTGGGAGCCTAGAGCAGGTCCTAAAAATAGTTTTTTAGGAAGCAGATATAGTTTCTTCTTTGGAAGCACTACAAGTGGTAAAACAGTAAATGAAAGAACTGCGATGCAAACTACTGCAGTTTATGCTTGTGTTAGAATACTTGCTGAAACAATAGCTTCACTTCCACTTCATACGTATAAATACACAGAAACAGGCAAGGAAAAAGCTATAGAACATCCAATATATAATCTTCTTGCAGATGAACCAAATTCAGAGATGACTTCATTTGTGTTTAGGGAAACACTTATGAGTCATCTTTTATTATGGGGAAATGCATATGCACAGATAATTAGAGATGGAAGAGGAAATGTTATAGCATTATATCCTTTGTTACCTAATAAAATGAAAGTTGATAGAGCAAGTAATGGAGAAATATATTATATTTATTCAAGATATTCAGATGAAAATCCTAATATAGAGGGTTATGGTGAAGTATATCTACAAAATCATGAAGTACTTCATATTCCAGGGTTAGGGTTTGATGGTTTAGTTGGGTATTCACCAATAGCTATGGCAAAGAATGCAGTTGGGATGTCTATTGCTTGTGAAGAATATGGAGCTAGTTTTTTTGCTAATGGAGCTAATCCAGGTGGAGTATTAGAACATCCAGGAGTAGTTAAAGACCCTGCAAGAGTTAGAGATAGTTGGAACTCAGTATATCAAGGGACAAGTAATGCACACAAAGTTGCAGTTCTTGAAGAAGGCATGAAATTTCAAAGTATAGGAATACCACCAGAACAAGCACAATTTTTAGAGACGAGAAAATTTCAGATTAATGAAATTGCTCGTCTTTTTCGTATACCTCCACATATGGTTGGAGATTTGGAAAAATCCAGTTTTTCTAATATAGAGCAACAAAGTCTTGAATTTGTTAAGTATACGTTAGATCCGTGGGTGATTAGATGGGAACAAGCAATGAAAAAAGCTTTATTACTACCTAGTGAAAAGAAAGATTATTTTATTAAGTTTAATGTAGATGGATTACTTAGAGGGGACTATCAAAGTAGAATGAATGGTTATTCTATTGGAAGACAAAATGGATGGTTATCCAGTAATGATATTAGAGAACTTGAAAATTTAAATAAAATACCAGATGAGCTAGGTGGAGATTTGTATTTAATCAATGGAAACATGACAAAGCTTGCTGATGCAGGTGCATTTGCGAATAAAAATAATACAGGATTGGAGGAAAAGATGTGAGCAAGAAGTTTTGGAACTGGATAAAGAATGAAGGAAGTAGGACACTTTATTTTGATGGATACATTGCACAGGATAGTTGGTTTGATGATGATATTACTCCTAAGCAATTCAAGGCAGAACTTACAGATTCAGAAGGAGATATAGCAGTGTGGCTTAATTCACCAGGTGGAGATGTGTTTGCAGCAAGTCAGATTTATACAATGTTAAAGGAATATAAAGGAAAAGTAACAGTAAAGATTGATGGCATAGCAGCTAGTGCAGCATCAGTTATTGCTATGGCTGGAAGCGAAATATTAATGTCACCGGTTGCAATGATGATGATTCATAATCCATCTACAGTTATTTTTGGCGAGGCTGCAGATTTACAAAGTGGTATTGATATGCTCTCCGAGGTAAAAGAAAGTATAGTTAATGCATATGAGCAAAAGACTGGGCTTGCAAGAAATAAGATATCAAAAATGATGGATGCTGAAACTTGGTTTAGCGCTAATAAAGCCGTAGAACTTGGTTTTGCAGATAAAGTTTTATATGAGGATAATAGAGAAAAAAGAGCAAAACTATGGGACAGTACAAAGGCTTTCTTAGATAGTAAAAGAAATGATAATGGATTGTTATCAGTTGAGGATACTTCAACTTATGAAAAGATGGAAGCTGATGTAGTAAATTTAGGAAAGGAAGTAGACAGATTAGAACGTCAAGCGGCACTTGACTTAGAGTTTTCAAAGGCAACTTCTAGTGCAATTAGAAATGATCCTAATAATAACATTGACGGAGAAAAAATAGGTAGAGCATCAAACGAGTATAAAAGTGCATTCTGGAAGACTATGAGAAATAAGAATAGCTTTGATGTGCAAAATGCTCTGCAAATTGGTACTGATAGCGAGGGAGGATTCCTTGCACCGGATGAGTTTGAAAAAACACTAATTGAAAGTTTAGGAGAACAAAATATATTTAGACAACTTGCCAATATAATTACCACATCTTCAGGTGATAAGAAAATTCCTGTAGCTGCTTCAAAAGGCACAGCATCATGGGTTGAGGAAGAAGGACCTATTTTAGAATCAGACGATTCATTTGGGCAAGTATCAATTGGAGCATATAAATTAGCCACTATGATTAAGGTTTCTGAGGAACTTCTTAATGATAGTGTTTTTAATTTGGAGAATTATATAGCAAAAGAGTTTGCTAGAAGAATTGGTGCAAAAGAAGAAGAAGCCTTTTTTATAGGTGATGGTACTGGAAAGCCTACAGGAATATTTAATACTACTGGTGGGGCAACACTTGGGATTACAGCGGCAAGTGCTACGGCTATAACTATTGATGAGATTATGGATTTATTCTATTCTCTAAAATCACCATACAGAAAGAACTCTATATTTACTATGAATGATGCCACTGTTAAGGCTATTAGAAAGCTTAAAGATGGTAATGGACAGTATATTTGGCAACCATCAATTACAGCAGGTGAGCCAGACACTATTTTAAGTAGACCTGTAAAAACTTCTGCCTATTACCAATATTAGGATCTGGAAATAAAACTATTGCATTTGGTGATTTTAGTTACTATTGGGTAGCTGATAGACAAGGTAGATCATTCCAAAGACTAAATGAACTTTATGCAGCAACAGGATAAGTAGGCTTTAAAGCCACACAAAGAATTGATGGTAAACTAATACTTCCTAAAGCTATTAAAGTTTAGGTGATGAAATACAAATTATAAGTAAATTTGGAGGTTTAAATCTAGTAGATATAATAATTATTATGTAAAGTAAAGTAATACAAAAACGTAATCCGAAGTATAGTAATACCTATTAGACATGAAAAAACATATAATATGTATTAATTATTGATAGAAAGCAATTTTAATGCATACTATACACTAAAACAATAGGACAAAATTTTATGAGTAATGAATTGAGGTGAGTATATGATTCTTTCGCTTGAAGAAGTTAAATTGTATTTAAGAGTTGATGGTGATGTTGTGGCCATAGCAGATTTAAGGCATAGAATAATACTTCAAAAATTCACTACAGTAATAAATGAAAATGGATTTGAGAATGAAGCTTGGCAGGATTATAAAGCAGTATGGGCATCAATTTCTAATTTGTCTGGCAGAGAATATTATCAAGCTGCAGCAATCCAAGCAGAGAAAACTATAAAATTTTTAATAAGATACACAGATGGAATTGATACAGACATGAGAATTTTATTTAAGGATAAGCAGTATAATATAACTTCAATTGATAATATGAAATATGCAAATAAGTACATTGAAATAAAAGCATTGGAGGTGTATATTAGTGGCTGATATAGAGCTTAAAGGTGTTGATGGGATATTAAATAAGCTTCAGCAAATTGGTACAAATATCAGTAGATTAGAAAACAAAGCGCTAAAAAATGCAGCAGAACCTGTACTTGAAGATGCAAAAGCAACGAATGCATTCAATGATAGAAGTGGTAAGCTCAGAAAAGGGCTTAAGATAAGCAATATAAAAAGCATAGAAGGAACTAAATATATTCAAGTAGATGTGTGGAGCAAAAGTGATTATACAGAGGTTGTAGAAAAAGTAGAAAATTATATGAAGGTCGCAGAGTTTACAAGAACTTCTGCGGCTGATTTATTTGAGGAAGATACTAAAATATATCACAAAGTAATGAGATTTTTTATTCAAATTGAAGGGAGGCAATAATGTATGTCAGAAATAGTTAGTAGTGCTCCTGTAGGAGTAGAGAATTTAGTATATGCAATATTAACAGAAGAAGAAACTCCAACTTATGGTACGCCAGCATTAATTTCACCAGCAATAAATGTAAAAATAAATTCCAAGAGCAATTCAGAGACATTGTATGCTGATAATAGAGCAGTGGAAACAGTATTAAATTTAGGCGAAGTAGATGTAGAAATTGAAACTCAAGATTTACCATTAGAAGTTCAAACAGCACTTCTTGGGCATAAATTGGATGCAACAACTAAAGTTATGAGGCTAATGATATGGCTTCTTATGTAGCTATAGGATTTAAGGTGAAAAAAGCCAATGGTAAACATAGATATGTTTGGCTACTTAAAGGGAAATTCAGTGAACCAGAGGAAGAGCATTCAACTCAAGAAAATAAAACGAAATTCCAAACACCAAAACTTAAAGGTACTTTTCTAACAAGAGAAGATGGTAAGTGGAAGTACACTGCCGATGAAGATAGTGGCTTTACAGGTGGCCCTACTTGGTTTACTAATGTATATGCTCCGGTGGTTTAGTTACAAATTTTTAATGTGATGGGAGGAATAAACTTTGGAAATATTACTTAATAATAAAACCTATGTTATGCCTAAGGCAAAAACAAGAATGCTTAGAAAGGCTATTGAAATAAATGAAAATATAAATTTTAATAACCTAAAAACTAAGAATCTAGATGAACTTGTTGATTTTGTAGTTGAACTTTATGGAAATAAATTAAATGAGTTCCTCAGGACTTTTAGAGCAAGGATGGACTTTAAACGATATTGATGAAATGGATATATTTTATTACTTTGATATCTTAATTTATAGAGCTAATAAGGAATATAAGCAGACTTTAAATATATTGTAAAGATATTATCATAATGGCTAAAGATAAAAAGATTAAAGAACTTGAAGAAGAAAATAATAAGCTCAAAGAACAACTTGAGTTTCGTAGAGGAAAGTTATATTAAAAGATGCAACATGCACATTTTGTGAATATTACAAAATAGTGGTGTAAGAAATTTTAAAAGTAAGAGAATAGATATAACCTTAATATAGTGTTTAGAATTGCACTAAACACTACATTAGTAAACTGTCAAAGAGGAGAAAAAGATATTTCTCCAGTACCAACCAGTGCTAGAATATCCCCTTCTTGAACAGGACCCAGTTTTACAATTTCATTTGGGGTATTAAACCTTAAGAATGTTTTTTGATTACCATTAGAATCAATTACTATTACAGTAAGAGGCTTGTCGGGAGTTATCAGTTTACCTGTAATATAATTTCCAGTATATTGAGTCATATTATAGATACCTTGTGTATAAGTAGTTGCAATAGGGAGTGGTTGTGCTTGCGGGATTTCAACAAATGTAAATATAGATATTAAAAAAAATATTAAAAACTTCTTTATTTTCATAACACCACCTCCATTTTATTAGTATTTTGTTTTTAAAATTAGAATATGCACTCTATTGATAATTAAAGTGTCAATAATCTTTTATTTCACAATACTAATTCAGAACTAACTCGCTAAAAGCGACGGCTGTTTTTTCTCATAATACTAATTTGAAATTCATAGTTTCATATTACAATAAAATATAGCAAAATAAAAAGATGTTTTTGACAGCAACATCTTTTTATTTTGTAACACATCCTGTTTATATACTTCGAAAGGAGTGTTAATGAAAATGACTGAATTACAAGTCAATTTTCATAAAGATTTAGTAATACGTGGATTTACAGAATCCACTATTGAAAATTACCTACTAGTTGTAGGTAAATTTTCTATATGATTGTATCACAAATAGAAAGTTAAAAGAAGATACTGTTAACTATAAAAATTCAATAATAAAATTCCTTTTTGTTGTTACATTAAATAAAGAATGGAATGATTTAAAAGTCCCACGAATGAAAAAGAGAAAAACTCTTCCGATAGTACTTTCTAAAAGTGAGGTTAAAGAGTTTCTTGATTCTATTGATAATCTGCGCTATAAAACAATTTTCTCAGTAATTTATTCTGGCGGTCTAAGATTAAGTGAAGTTGCGAAATTAAAAGTTACGGATATTGATAGTAACGACATGAAAATAATTGTTAGAGATGGTAAAGGAAAAAAGGATCGACATACTTTATTAGCACAAAGCACTCTTATACTTTTAAGAGAATATCGGAAAATGTACAAGCCTAATAATTATTTATTTCTTGGAAAAGATGGTGTAAATGACTTAAAAAATAGAGCAATTCAACTTGCTTTTACAAAATATCTAAATAAAACTAATATTAAGAAGAAGGCTCATATTCATACTTTACGCCATTCTTTCGCCACGCATCTTTTAGATGCGGGTACGGATATAATTTATATTCAAAGATTAATGGGACATTCTAGCATAACTACAACAACAGTATATCTTCATTTAAGAGATTATAGAGTCTTAAAAATACAAAGTCCGGCTGATTAGATGAATAGAAAAAATCAACTACAAAATATATTTAAACTTTATGGTGAAGAATATTTTAAAAAACATAATATTCCTAGCTATATTAGAAAAACGTTAGTTGATATAGAATCTTGTAGAGCATCACAATTAGGAGGGCACATAGACCAATGTGATGACTGTGGTGATATTAGAATATCTTATAATTCTTGTAGAAACAGGCACTGTCCTAATTGCCAAACACTAGCAAAAGAAAAATGGATTTTTAATCAAGAAAAACATCTTCTTCCGGTTGGGTATTTTCATATGGTTTTTACGATTCCAAACGAATTCAATACTTTAATGCTACTAAATCAAAAAGTTATGTATAATGTACTATTTAAAGCTGTTTCTGAAACTTTGCTAGAGTTAGCAATGGATAAAAAATATTTAGATGCTGATATAGGAATAACAACTATTTTACATACATGGGGACAGAATCTAATGTATCATCCACATATTCATTGTATAGTTCCTTCGGGCGGTTTAAGTAACTTAGGAAATAAGTGGAATAGCTGTAAGGATAAATTTTTTATTCCAGTAAAAGTTTTATCTAGAAAATTTAGAGGAAAAATTTTATTCTATTTAAAAAAAGAATTTAAACATAAACAATTTAAGTTGAATAAAAATACAATGGAATTTAACAATAATCTGCTATATAAAGATTTTATAAATGAAATGTATTTCCCGAAAACTGCGTGGCAGTTTTCGAAACAAAACAAAGAATAAATTAGCATTGAAAATGTAAATTATAGCCTTTATTTTCACATTTAATTTATACTT